TATTTGGTGGTGAGAGCCCTGGAGCAGTTCCAGAACGCTGTCATTGATAAAGAACTAACACACACTGGCCAAGCGCTAACCAGGCATGTTCTCAACTCACGCCGCCGCCTTGGCCGCTCTGGAATGAGTATTGCCAAAGAGCACCCAGAGTCACCAAACAAAATTGATGCCGCTGTTGCGGCTGTTCTGGCCTACCAGGCTAGACTACAGGCACTCTCAAAAGGTGAGGCCACCAAAACAACATTTGTGCCCCGCCGTATTAGATAGGAATTTGCATGGCTACTCAGCTAAACAGCTCTCAACAGAGCATGCTAAAATCTCTCGCAAAAGAGCAAGCTCACTTCAATCTGTTAGAGCGTTACTATGACGGGGATGCCCCACTCCCAGAGGGAGCTGAGGGACAATCAAGGGCTTACCGCCGTTTTCAGCGTAAGGCCCGCCTGAACATGGCACAGCTTTCTGTAGCCGCAGTCCGTGAAAGAATGAGAATTTCTGGATTCCGCACAGGCGCAGATGATGACGAAAACGGGGATGATGTAGCCCGCCGCCTATGGAAGTCAAACAACCTTGATGTTTATAGCGCTGACCTACACAGTTATTTTCTAAAGTTTGGTGAAGCTTACGCATTTGTGGGCATGCCACAGGGCCGTGAATACCCACTGGTAACCATAGAGGACCCACGGCAGGTTTACGCACTAACCAGCCCAGAGGACCCAACTCAAGTGCTGGCCGCTGTCAAGGTGTTCTCAGAGGGCGGCTATCACTGTGCTTATTTCTACTACTCTGATGAGATTCTGATTTTCAAAAAGCCTGGGGACACTAGCCCCTATGACACTGAGCACTGGATGTTTGATGAGGAAGCCTCAGCACCCAACCCATTAGGTGAGGTGCCAGTGGTGAAGTTCACTAATGCTGATGGCAAAGGTGAGTATGAGCCCTACCTGGACATTATTGACAGAATCAACCACATGATTTTGCAAAGGCTTATTATTGCCACCACAGCGGCTTTCAAGCAAAAGTGGGTCCAGGGAGATTTCCCAACACATGACCAAGACGGCAATGAGATTGACTACAATGGCCTTTTTGAAGCTGGCCCAGGGGCAATGTGGGTGCTACCACCAGATGCACAGCTTGGTCAGCTAGACCAGTCAGGCATGCAAGACATTATTCAGGCTGTCCGTGCTGACATCCAAGATTTTGCCGCAGTAACCAGGACACCTATGCACTACTTGTCTCCAGATGGAGCCAACCAGAGTGCTGAGGGTGCATCATTATCCCGTGAGGGCTTGGTGTTCAAGACTGAGGACCGTATTGCCAGGGCAACTGTTGGCTGGTCCAAGGTCATGTCACTGATGTTCAAGTGGATGGGTGACACAGAGCGGGCTAACCTTTTGGACCTAGAGCCACTTTGGAAGCCAGCTGAGCGCTACAGCCTCTCTGAGAGAGCTGATGCCAACACCAAGTTCCAGGATGTTCCATTCAACTCCAGGATGAAACTGGTTGGCCAGTTCAGCCCAGCTGAGGTTGCTGAGATGGAAGTTGAAAAGGCTGGGGAGGACCTAATTACCCAGGCGCTACTGGGACAGGGAAACCAGCAACCAGCGGCACAGTAAGGGGCTAATCTATGACAGTCCTCCAAGACTTAAATGCGGCTAATGGCCGCATAGGAAACGCCTATGTGGCTGGCTCTGGAAAAGTGGCAAGAACAGCTTTTGAAAACCTGGGAAGCTGGCGTGATGCAGATGTTGACCGCTACCTAAAACAAATTGGCCCAGCACTAACTGGCGTAAAGCTAAAAGCCGCAAAGTCATCTGTTGCTTTCTATAAAGCAATGGCAGACCTAACGGGCCAGGACTTTACTCAGCCAGTGATAACAGCCTCAGACCTGACAACCAAAGCGCTTAGAAATGGCGCTGGGACTAGCCTGGTTTACAACAGGCCGTTTGTTGACTTACGCACAGCCCTATCAAAGGGGCAAAGCATGAGCCAAGCCATTGAGGCTGGAGCCAAGCGGGCTGAATACTTGGCAAGCACTGAGGTGCAATTGGCCAGGCGTAATGCTGGCCTAAAGGCAAGAAGCGCTAATGACAAAATTGTTGGTTACATTAGGACACTGACTGGCATGGAAAACTGTGCTCTATGTTATGTAGCTAGCACACAGCGCTACACCCGTGGGGAGCTTATGCCAATTCACCCTGGATGTGACTGTGGTGAAATGCCTATCTATGGCACACAGGACCCAGGGCAAGTAATCAATGAATTGCGCTTAGATGCAACACACCAAAGCGTGGCAACCAGGTTTGGCATTTCTGATGCTGGAGCCAGAGAGATTGACTACCGTGCCATAAAGATAACTGAGCATGGTGAGATGGGTCCAATGCTTACAGTTAGAGGCCAAGCCTCTCAGTCAGCTGGTGATGTGGGTGAGCTATTTGGTAAAGGCAGAATCATTGGAGAGTTTTCCGACCCTGAAAAGGTCAGCATTAAAAACTATTCCAATACAAGCTATAGAACAATCAACTCTGGTTTGCGTTATGGCTGGGAGCCAAACATCAGGAACATTCCTGATGACCCACAAACTGTGGCGCTATTTAAGCAAGAGGTTGTTTATTTGGACAGGGTGATGGAGGCCAGCTACCTGTCTGAGGACCTAACCCTTTATCGTGGTGCTATTTCAAAAGATTTCACTAACATCAGCCTTGATGAAGCTCAAAATCTAATAGGGCAAGTTATTGAAGATAAAGGATTTGTCTCAACATCCTTAGACAGAAAATACGCAGACCTTGGATTTGGAGCTTCATCAAAGGACCAAATTGGGTTTATTATCAAAGCACCAAAAGGCACTCATGGCGTAGACCTAAACGGGCTTGAGGTTTCTATCTATAAAGATGAGCAGGAAATTTTACTTAATAGAAACATGAAATTTAGAGTCAATAAGGTGTATGATGACAAGTATGATGCATCGGGTGGGCTTGATGCCACACCGTTTTTCAGAACACGGCGCTATGTAGAGATGGAGGTAGTCAATGAGTGAGGAAGCAATCGCAGGTGAGGAACTTGCAGTGTCTGTCCTGGTTGAAAGAGACGGCCAACAGATTAGAGTGCCACTAGCTGACTGGCTGGCACAGCAAAACTAGATTTAGAGAAAGCCCTTAGGGGCTTTTTTTATACCCAAAAGATTTCAGCACACGCTGATTAGCTCGCAAAGAGCGCAACACCCTATCCGAAATGGAGAGATAAACATGGCTGACATTCAAACAGACCAGACAGAAACAACTGAGGCCCCAGAGGCTGTGGCAGAAACCACAGAATCAGAGGCACCAGAGCTGTCCGAAATGGACACGCTAAAGGCCGAGGTTGACAAATGGAAGTCTCTGAGCCGCAAAAATGAACAGCAAGCAAAGGCAAACATAGCCGCCACAAAAGAGCTAGAGACCATCAGGCAGTCACAGTTGACCGAAACTGAGAAACTGATTGAGCAAGCTAAAACAGAAACCGCTCTCAGTGTTCGCAGGGAGTTCGCTAACAAACTGGCTGATGCAGAGCTCAAGTCAGCTCTACAAGGCAAGCTAATGGATGCAGATTCATTGCTGTCATTTGAAAAGTCATCATTCATTATGGATGACGGAAACATTGACTCAGAGGCTATTCAGTCATGGGTTGAAGCGCACAGTAAATCCACGGAAACCCCAGCACCCGATTTGGGGCAGGGAGCCCGTGGCAATAATCCAAGCAAGTCTCAAATTAGAAGCAGAGATGAGCTCAAAAACATGTCACCCGCAGACATCCTTACCGCCCGCAATGATGGGCGCTTGGACAGTCTGATGGGCAAACTATAAGAAAGTAGAAACAAATGGCAATAGATAACTTTATCCCCGAAATCTGGAGTGCTGGCGTAACCCAGAGCTTCATTGCAAACCAGATTGTTATTCCAACACTAAACACCCAGTATGCTGGTGATGCAACCCGTGGAAACACAGTTCACATCATCAACGCAACCACACCAACCATTGTGGACTATGCCGCCGCTGGCCGCTCAATCACCGCAGAGGCTTTGGCCGACACTGAGGTTCAGTTGCTAATCAACCAGGAAAAAGCTTTTTCTGTAAATGTTGATGATGTAGATGCTGTCCAGGCCGCTGGTTCATTCAACGCTTGGACTGATGCGGCTGGCCGTGCACTAGCGGAAGATGCAGAGACCTATGTTATTGCTCAGATGCTTGCAGGTGCAACTGACGGCAACGGTGGAGCAGTTGCGGTTACCACTCCAGCTCTAGCCAAGGCCGCTTTGCGTGCAATCCGTAAGTCAATGACTGAGGCCAAGGTCCCAGCTTCAAACCGCTCGGTTGTAGTCAACCCTGACTTTGCTGACTTGCTACTTGAGGGATTGTCTGATGTTTCAGCCGCTGGTTCAAGTGATGAACTACGCAACGGAAGCATTGCCCGCCTATACGGCATGGATGTCCTAGAGTCCCCACTAGTTGCAGGTGCTACGGCAACCGCTATTGGTTACCACCAGGACATGGTTGCATTTGTCAACCAGATTGGCTCACTAGAGTCCCTACGCAACCCAACCAAGTTCTCTGACATTGTTAGAGGACTAAATGTTTACGGCGCAAAGGTTGTCAAGACCGCCGCTGTAGTCAAGTATGTATCTGCCTAAATAAGGCTAACCGCTGGGGGGCTGGCTCACGCTGGCCCCTCAGCCACACACCCCAAAGTTTTCAAGAGAGGTCCTGATGGCACTGGCCACAATTTCAGATGTTGAAGCCCGATTGGGTCGCAGTCTGACTGTTGGAGAAATCCCCAAAGCAAACGCCTACCTACAAGATGCATCAGCCCTGTTTATTCAGAGGGCCGTGCAAAAGTTTGAGGTTGGAGAAAGCACAGTCCGTCTATTTCCTAAGGATGGGGTTGTTCGCCTAACTCAGAGGCCAGTCATTGAAGTTATTACAGTCAAAGACATTGACGGTGTTGAGATTGACTTCACATTTGACGGACACCAGAGCCTGTATGACCTAGGTGACCGCAGAGGCGTAAAAGTCAACTATGAACACGGCTCAGCCAACATCCCTCAGGATGTCATTGGCGTAGTCGCTGGCATGGTAGCCAGGACACTTTCAATCAGCCCAGATGCGGCGGCTGGAGTTCAACAGCAAGCTGTGGGCCCATTTAGCCAGTCCTATGCAACATGGGCTGTAGGTGCTCAGGTAATGCTGAGCCCAGCTGAGGTCAAGGTTGCAGATTATTACCGTGGCCTTTCATTCCGCTCAACTTCAATCATAGGGAACGGCAACTATGGAATCAATTACCCAAATCCGACAAAGTTCCAGCGGGACTGATGCCTATGGAGAGCCAATCATTGTCACCACTGAGATTGTGCTTGAGGCAAAGGTGGCGGCCAGGACAGGTTCCAAAACTGTTGGAGCCGCAGAAATAACGGTGACATCAGGTTTGACGGTTTATTTACCGCCAGCAACAGACATCCAGATTGCTGACATTTTTATTGTCAGGGGTGAAAACTATGTCCTAGATGGAGAGCCATTTGATTGGCGCAATCCATTTGGAGGCTGGACACCAGGCACAGTCATAGACCTACAAAGGCAAAGCAATGGCTAGTAAAATCCCTGGTGGTGGTGGTGAAGTAAAACTCAACTTCAAGGGCATGAGAGAGCTATTGCGCTCAAGTGACATTGAACAAATGCTAGTCAAGAGAATGAAAAAAGTTCAGGCGGCTTTGCCAGGCAGTGAGCTTGAAACTGGCAAGTCACCAACCCGTGCAAGGGTCAAGGTGATTAGAGGCTCTGATTATGATGAAGCCAACACAGGCGATTTATCCAAAGCGCTAGACCTAGCAGGTGGAGAGCGTGGCACAAAGAAAAAGCTTAAGAAATCCAAGAGAGGTGCATGATGGCTGATGCTGTAATTTTTAGTGACATTATGGCTCACTTGGTAACACGGCTAAACGCCGCTCTAACGGCTCAGGGATACACAGAGACCAGAGTGGGCATTAGAGCTGATGAAACTCCCTCACAAGTCATCCTGAGGCGTGATGGAGGCAGTAGAGACAGCAAGACACTGGAAAGTTCAGTGATTGGTGTCAACATTTATGAAACAAGCTACGGCACCGCAGAGGATTTGGCTCTGATGGTATCAGCAATTTTTGATGATTTGCCAGATGGAAATCCCATTGTGGCAACCTCTGTTCAGTCCTCCATTCAGGATGTGACAGACCTACAAGGTGAGCGCAGGTTTTTGCGTTTCGCCGTAACAAATAGAGGGTCAAACCTCTAAACTAATTAGTTAGGAAAATAACATGGCATTAGATAGTGACCTAGTAAGAGTTGCAGTCACAGGCGCAGTTTATGTGGCACCAACAGCAACGACAGCACCAACCACCTCCAGCTCAGCGCTAGATGTGGGATTCGTAGACCTGGGCTATGTCTCAGCTGACGGAATCTCAGAGAGCATTGACCGCACTACCAACCAGATTAGAGCTTGGCAGAACGGCTCATTGGTCCGTGAAGTAACCTCAGAGGGAACTTACTCAGTTTCAATGACTTTCATTGAGACCAGTGAGGCAGTCCTTGAGCTCTACTATGGAACCACCCAAAGCTCTGGAGAGTTCTCCATTGACCCAACATCAACAGGTGGCCGTAAGTCATTTGTTATTGATGTTGTTGACGGTGCAACCGCTGAGCGCATTTACATCCCAGCTGGTGAAATCACCTCACTGGGAGAGCGCACCTTGGCATCTGGTGAGGCAGTTGGTTATGAAGTAACCATCACCGCTTACGCTGATGCTGGTTCAACCACTGTAACCAAGTGGTTCTCTAGCCTAGAGTCTTAGCAAGTTCCTGGTGCCCTAATTGCGGCGGGCATCAGGTAAAATAGGGGGTGGGTCCTTAGGGGCCCACTCTCGCCGCAAAATCCGAAAGGAACCGCAATGGGATACACCACAAAAAAGAAACCTAAAAAAGGAAAGTAGCCGCAATGACCTACACAATAGAGCACAACAATAAAAAAGTAGTCCTACCCACTTTCACCAATCTTCCAGTCGGGGTTATCCGCAAGGCCCGCAAAATGGAAGCTGATGAGCAAATGTGGTTCATGCTGGAAGCTGTCTTAGATGAAAAAGGCTTAGCAGTAGTTGACACCATGAGCCTGTCTGAGTTTACAGAGGCTATGAACGGATGGACCCAAGGTGCCCCTCTGGGGGAATCATTGCAGTCCTCCAAATCCTAGAGGACTATAAGCCCGCATTTACTTATGATTTTAGAGCCAGGTTTGGTTTGGGCCTGGATGCTTTAGGGGATACGGTCCCCTGGGGTGAGGTAATCAGTTTGGTTGCGGTCCTACTTAGGGACCCTACCAGCTGGCTACAGACAGCCAAAAATGAGTGGCAACACCCAATCAGTTATGACTGGACAATTTCAGCCGCAACCTATGACCTATTGGCCCAGGTAAATTCCAAGAGAAAACCAAAACCGTGGCCAAGACCCTGGGGTGACTCAGGCACAGTCCGAAAGGGCACAAAAGTCCGTAGGGATGCAAGAGCAATCCTAACCAAAGCTAAAGATGGAGACCTAGATTGGCAGAGCAAGCATACGCCTATGTGACCCTGATACCCGTAGCCAAGGGTTTCCAAAAAGCTATAGCCAAAGAACTTGGCGGCAGTAAGGGTGTTGGTCAAACGGCTGGCAAGCAAACTGGTGCAAGTTTCACAAAAGGTTTCGCTGGTCCACTAAAGGGGTTGGCAGTTGCCGCCGCTGGAGCGCTGGCCGCTGTTGGCGTTGGTAAGTTTTTCAAGGATTCAATTGCTCAGGCATCTGACCTGGGTGAGTCTATCAACGCTGTCAATGTTGCCTACGGCGAATACGCAAATGATGTTCTAAAACTTGGTGACGGCGTAGCCAAAAGGCTTGGTCTTTCCACTGTAGATTTCAACGCCGCCGCCGTTAGGTTCTCAGCCTTTGCTGAAAAGATTGCTGGCCAGGGTGGAGATGTTGCTGGAGTAGTTGGCAACCTATCTGGCAGGGCCGCTGACTTTGCCTCTGTGTTCAACATTGAGGTGTCCGAGGCGCTCCAGGTATTCCAGTCTGGTCTGTCAGGTGAAGCTGAGCCGCTAAAGCGGTTTGGTATCAACCTACTAGATTCTGAGGTCAAGGCTTACGCCTATGCCAACGGCATCACCGCTGTAGGTGAACAGCTAACAGAAACTGAAAAAGTCCAGGCCCGCTATGGTTTGCTTTTGGAGTCAACAGCTAAGACCGCTGGTGACTTTGGAAACACCTCAGACGGCCTAGCCAACTCACAGCGTATTCTTGCCGCTAGCGTTGTTGACCTACAGGCTCAGGTTGGCGAACGCCTCACACCAGTATTTGCTACGCTCACCAGTGCCCTGGTTCCTTTGGTTGATTTTATTTTCCCAAAGATTGCATCTGTTATCAATGACCATGTTGCGCCAGTTCTTGAGCGCTTTGCTCAAAACACCAAGCGCTTAGTTGGTCAGTTCACCAGCGGCTACCTAGACCTAGATGGCGTGATAGACAGAATCAGCGCAAAAATCACCAAGTTCTTTACCGAGGGCGGCCTAGACAGCGCTTTCCAAACTCTGTCTGATTATCGCTACAAAATTTTTAGCGCAATAATGGAAGCTGTGCCTGGCATCACTCAAGCCTTTGTCAAGTTTTTGCCACAGCTAATTGAT